CCCTTTCTGTATCATCATAACCAATTAATACATTTTTTTCACCATTATTAATATTTTTGCACATTCCATATCCTATTATTACTGACTCTTTTACATGATTACCATTTTTTATAACATTGTTACCAATTAATACATTAAATTCATTGTTTGAAGTATTAGATACTAATATTTTTTCTCCTGCATTTTCTCCTATTATTATAGATTTTTTACTATCTAAATTTATATAATTTAATGAACCATCTGTGCCATCAAAATTTAATTTACCTAGTCTGTCACTATATAAATTCATTTATTCTATTTATTTAATCATACATATAAATTGTTTAAATCCAAGATAAATTGTTATTGTATAAATTAATGGTATTATAATATATATTTTGTTAATTTTATTCATATTATAATTAATACTATTAATTACAATACTTTCTAATATAGTTTCATTGTCAATATCTGTTTGTATATTATTATATAAATTTATATAGTAACGATTATTAAAATAATCAATATCATTTTCATTTATTTTATGATATAAGCTTATTAATTCTTTAAATGTATACATTATTATAAAAATATATAATTTAATTGTTTATATATTTTAGATAAAAAATGTTATTAGATGCCGCTGCACCCTATACAATAAATGATATTCAAGAAATGCCTAAAAATATAAATGTATCACAAACTGATACATTAAGTTATAATCCACCACTATCAAATTTTGCTGCTATTGGTGGCAAAAATAAAATTGTAAAAAAAAATACAAAAGATATTATGCACGTACTTGGTTTATTATCAAAAAATCATTTTAATGGAAAACAAAACAATATTAGAGATATAATAAAAAAATTATAATGATGGAATAATCGGATAATTTAATTCTATACATATTTTTTTCCATATTTGATCCTGCAAATATAGTTTTTCCCTACTTTTCAATAACGGAAAATATTTTAAATATTCATTTAAACCCAAAATTTGAAAAAATTTATATAAAACATAACTATAAGATAAAAAGTTTTTTCTATCTTTGGGACAATGTTTTAAAAAAGGCGCCTGTATATCTCTAAACATTATACATAATTTTTCTTCTAATTCTGTTGAAAATTGCGGCGTAGGTATTCCATTTATTCGGTTTAATATATAGTTAATATGTTCGTAATATTTATTTATTCGCAATCTTTTTAATATTTCTCTCATTTTTGCGTATGTAATTTTTTTTGTATCACTTATTTTTTCCTTTTTTATTTCATTAATAATTTTTTCAAATATTTCATCTGGAATATCTGTACTTTCTTTTCCCTGTACTTGATTGCACCATTCTCTAAAATGATTTATTCTTTTATAACTAAAATGAGAAACATCTTTCGCATTTTGTTTTAATATCGGTCTATTTTGTTCAACTAATAATAATTCTTGAAAACCACAATTTTCACATATCATAATTGCTTCGTGTTGTAAGCATGTTAGTGTTGTATTACATTCTTTACACAATTCGATATTTTCTTTATTTATTTTTTTAACGTGTTGTTTATTAGTTAAAGAAAGATATTCATCTACTAAACTTGTTTTATCTTTATTTGTTTCGCATATGTTTTTATTATTAAATGCATCCATTATTGTTCTTTTATTTTTTTGATAATTTATACTCGATTCTTTTTCTATTATATCATAATAATTGAACAATATATCGCTTGTATCTTTATAATATTCTATTTCGTTATAGTTATTTATATCCTTTATTTGTTTTTTTAAATCTATTATTTTTTCTTTTGTTTCAATATTACTATTCCATAAAGTTTTATATTCTACTGATTCTAAATTTTCTTTATTTATTGATAAATTTTCTATTTTACTAATTATTTCTGAATTATATTTCTTTAATTCTTCTAATTTAATAAGTAAATTATTTTCTTCTTTTTTTTTATTTTCAAATAATTCTATAATATTATGATGCATTGTATCTAAAGTACAATTATCTTTAGTTTTTTCATTATTATTAAGTCTTTTTTTAGATGTTTTTTCTTTAAACATTTTAATATAAATAATTTACTTTTGTCATTCTTAAGTAATATAAATTTTTTTCTTATATTATAGTATAAAGAGAATTAATAATAATGGGTGGCGGTCTTCTTCAATTAGTTGCCTATGGTGCTCAAGATGTTTATTTAACTGGTAATCCCCAAATTACCTTTTTTAAAGTAGTATATCGCAGACATACTAACTTTGCATTAGAATCTATACAACAAACTTTTAATGGAACTGCCGGTTTTGATAATACTATTACTTGTACTGTATCAAGAAACGGTGATTTAATTAATCGTGTATATGTTGAAATGAATTTACCTAAAATTGTTCCCGATGATCATCAAAACACAGATGCAGATCACGCAACAGGTTTAGCTAATGATAAAGATATTATTTTATATAAAAATTATGTAGGTTTACAATTACTTAAAAATGTTGTTGTTGAAATAGGAGGACAACAAATTGATAAACAGTATTCAGATTGGATGTATATTTGGAATGAGTTATCTTTACCCGATGGCAAAAGAGATGGTTATAATAAAATGGTTGGCGAAGATGGTTTAAAATTATCAAAAACAGATAATAATAAATTATTTGTACCATTAGAATTTTGGTTTTGCAGAAATGTAGGTTTAGCATTACCATTAATAGCACTTCAATATCACGAAGTAAAATTTAAAATTGAATTTGCTAGTTTGAGTGATGTTACCGTTAATTTTACTTCAGGAGCTACTGATGGTTCGATATCAGGATTGGTTAAAGGTTCAACTCCTATTACATTCCCAAATGTTAATATTTGGGTTGATTATATCTATTTAGATACTGATGAAAGAAGAAAATTCGCTCAATTATCACACGAATATTTAATTGAACAATTACAATTTACTGGCGAAGAAAGCATTTCATCATCTACACAAACCAGATTAAATTTCAATCACCCTGTTAAAGAACTTGTTTGGGTTGAAAAATCTGCTACTGTTTCTCGAGATATTTCATATGGTGATCATTTAGAATCCGCTTTGTTAAAATTAAATGGCAATGATAGATTTGCTAGAAGAGATGGAAAATATTTCTCTCATGTTCAACCATATCAACATCATACTAATATTCCTGATACTAACATAAAAGTATATTCATTCGCTATAAAACCTGAAGAACATCAACCATCGGGTACTCTTAATATGTCTCGCATAGATAGTGCTATATTAGCACAAAAATATAAGGATACAATATTATCAGGTGATAATACTGTATCTATTTTTGCAGTAAATTACAATGTATTAAGAATATTATCTGGCATGGGTGGTTTAGCATATTCTAATTAAATTTTTTTATTTTACTTATATAATAATAGGTAAGAATAATGGGTGGGGGGTTATTGCAATTAGTAGCATATGGAGCTCAAGATGTTTATTTAACAGGTAATCCTCAAATTACCTTTTTTAAAGTAGTTTATCGTAGACACACAAATTTTGCATTAGAATCCATACAACAAACTTTTAATGGCACACCAGGATTTAATAATAAAATTGTATGTACTGTATCAAGAAACGGTGATTTAATTAATCGTGCATATATTGAAATTGAACTAAAAACATTAACTGATAAAATAAAAGAGAATGGTGAAATAATTAGCGAAAACGCTGAATTACTGCAAACTTATCAAAATTATAAAAATTATGTTGGTTTAATTTTACTTAAAAATGTTTCTATTGAAATTGGCGGACAACAAATAGATAAACATTATAGTGAATGGATGTATATATGGAATGAATTATCATTACCTATTGGAAAAAAAGAAGGTTATAAAAAAATGGTAGGTTCGGATGGCGTTTTATTAACATCAAAAGAAAACAAAGAAAGTAATAAATTAATTATTCCATTAGAATTTTGGTTTTGTCGCAATGTTGGTTTAGCATTACCATTAATTGCATTACAATATCATGAAGTAAAATTAAATATAACATTTTGTTCATTAGAAGAAATTATATTAAAAGCCAGAATACATAAAATTAAAGGTAAAGATGAACCGGGTAGTGATCCTATAGTAACATTTGACGAAGATAATATTGTATATGTTACAGATGTAAATAATATATCTTTTCCAAAAATAAATATATGGTTAGATTATATATATTTAGATACTGATGAACGTAGAAAATTTGCTCAATCATCGCATGAATATTTGATAGAACAATTACAATTTACAGGCGAAGAAATAATTAGTTCAAAATCAATGCAAACACAATTAAATTTTAATCATCCAGTTAAAGAAATAGTATGGGTTAATAAAAAAATTAATGATATAACTACTACTGAATGGCCTAATTATCAAAATAATTTAAATATTGCAAATTTAAAATTAAATGGTAATGATAGATTTACGCCAAGGGATGGAAAATATTTTTCTCACGTTCAACCATATCAACATCATACTAATATTCCTGAAAAAAATAATATATTTGTTTATTCATTCGCATTAAAACCTGAAGAACATCAACCTTCCGGAACACTTAATATGTCACGTATCGATAGTGCTATATTAACACATAAATATAACATTATTCAGAATAATGATACTATTTCAGTTTTTGCTGTTAATTACAATGTATTAAGAATATTATCCGGAATGGGGGGTTTAGCTTATTCTAATTAAATTTTTTTTCTAATGTTATTAATATAAAGAAAGTAATAATAATGGGTGGCGGTCTTCTTCAATTAGTTGCCTATGGTGCTCAAGATGTTTATTTAACAGGTAATCCTCAAATTACCTTTTTCAAAGTAGTTTATCGCAGACATACTAATTTTGCATTAGAATCTATACAACAAACTTTTAATGGCACAGTTGCCGCTGGTTCAAGAGTAACTTCTACTATATCTAGAAACGGCGATTTAATTAATAGAATGTATTTAGTTGCCGATATGACTAACGCCAAAAATTGGGATGGATTAAAATTAATAAAATCAGTTGAATTAGAAATTGGTGGTCAAAAAATAGATAAACAATATGGCGAATGGATGTATATATGGAATGAATTATCTTTACCAGTTGGAAAACAAGAAGGTTATAAAAGAATGGTTGCTGGAGGTAGTAGTGCTGCATCAGGTAAATTTCATATACCATTAGAATTTTGGTTTTGTCGCAATGTAGGTTTAGCGTTACCTTTAATTGCATTACAATATCATGAAGTTAAAGTA